CACCCTCGAAACGGAGGCAAATATTTGGGCTTCGGAAATTTTAATGCCGTTGAATCCGATAAGACGGCTGGGACACTTTCATTCGGAGGCGGAGCTCGCGAGGATGTTCAATGTCTCACAGGAGGCCATGCACTGGAGGTTACAATGGCTTGGGATAAAATAACCTGGGGGGTGATATTGATGCGGAAGGTTTTTGGGGCTGTTTTTCTGGTACTGGTTTTGGCGGGGGTTGCGTGCGCAAACGCAGAGCTGGACGAGCTCCGGAAACACATGCGGTCAAACGTGGATGAGGTTGAGGGCATCAAGTGGATCCACGACAAAGCGACTCCCAAACTGATCCAGGGCGGCGTTTGTCATGTTTATCTCGGACAAAAGGGGGTGTCTATGTGGCCTCGTTTTGTGTTGGGATTTCAAAAAAGAGAGTGGGTTTTTTTCGAGGAAATCATCTTCAACATCGATGGGAAAAGAGACGAACTGTCTTTCGGCTATTACGAGGTCAAGCGGGACAATTCCGGGTACAGTGTTTGGGAATACGTTGACATCCCTGGTGACAGGTATTTGTCTTTGATAAAACAAATTTCCGAGAGCAAAAAAACACTCATCCGCTTCCGGGGCAGACAACGCGAGTTTGATTTCCAGGTGTCAAAAAAACAAAAGGATGCCATGAGACGGGTGCTGCGGCTATACGAACTTATGAGGTGAGCATGAGTACATACCGAGTACGGACAAAAAAAAGACCTCCCGTGAAAGCTCGGGAGGTCTTGTTATCGCTGGCGCGCCTGTGGCGATTCGAACGCCAGACCCTCGGCTCCGGAGGCCGAATTGAGGGTGAAAGCCAATGACACACAGTAAATATCAGTACCACGTAAATATTGATTTTAACTGCCTTCCGGCGTATTGTCCCTTTTCCCTGATATGTACTGTGTGGTACTGTTAATTAACGGCGCGTGAGTACATACTGAGTACGGGGGGTGAGCCTATGAAATTGACAAATACCTCTGTCCAAAAAATGGAGCCCGGGCCGAAGCGGTACGACGTGCGGGACGACACGCTCTCCAAGCTACTCCTCCGGGTTGAGCCCTCGGGCAAAAAATCATATCTCGTCGATTATACCAAACTCAACGGGCGGCGGAATACCAAAAAACTCGGAGACGCAACCATCCTGACCGTCGCGGAGGCGAGAGAGGCGGCCCGGCTGTTCCTCGCGAACGTCGCCCTGGGGAACGAACCGGTCAGAAAAAAAACACTCACTGTCGGGGCTCTGCTGGAAGACCATTTTTCCGAGTGGGCCCGGCACTCCCGGAAAAGGGGTGACTATCTGCTCTGGCTAATCCGCTCGTCGTTTCCGTCCCTGCTGCCCCGCCAGGTGGAATCAATCGAGCCCCTGGAGATCGAGCGGCTGCGAATCGAGTTCCGGAAAAAGGGGCTCAAAAACGCCACGATCAATAAAAAATTGTCCGCTCTCAAAGGGATGTTCTCATGGGCCGTGAGGAATCATCTCCTGGACAGGAATCCCCTGGAGGAGATCCGCAGGGTCAAGGAAACTGACTCGGAGCAGCGAATCCGCTACCTGACCGACGACGAACGGGGGCGGCTCTTGTCCGCGCTCAACGAGCGGGACGAGGACATCAAGGCCGCGAAGCGGCGGCATAACGTATTTCTCGCCGAGCGCGGTTTGCCTCCCGTGCCGATCCACGGCGACCATTTGAAACCCGTGGTACTCGTGGCCCTGAACACGGGGATCAGGCGCGGGGCGCTTCTCGCCCTCGAATGGCGGGACATTGATTTCGACACAGGAACGATTTCCCTCCGGGCGGCCGCGGCGAAGGACTCTGACGCGGAAGTCTTTCCCATGAACGGCGTTGTCCGAAGCGCCCTGCTGGAATGGCAGGGTGTCACAGGGAAGGGGCGGTACGTATTCCCGAACCGGGACGGCTCGCCGATGCGGGACTGTAAGACCGCGTGGGAGAAGCTGCTGAAAAGGGCGGAGATCACCGACTTTCGCTGGCACGACATGCGCCATGATTTCGCGTCGAGACTCGTCATGGCCGGGGTTGACCTGAACACGGTCCGGGAATTGCTCGGACACTCTGACCTCGAAATGACCCTGCGGTACGCCCACCTCGCGCCGAGCGCGAAAAAGCGGGCGGTGGATTTGCTGGAGTGAAGATGGGTCCTAAGACCTATTTCCCTAGCGCAATAACCATGCTATACTTTAGCCAAGATCAAAGAGGGAGGGGAAATCAAATGAAAAAAGTCACGGCAGACGAAATCAGAAAGGCAAACCTCGAAGGACTCAACGATCCCCAGAGCTTTTGGGACTACTACACCCCCACCCTCTCAGTCGCCCTTGACCTCGGGCGGCGCGGGATCAGCCTGCAGGATGCTCCGGTAGTCAGCGGCATCCGATACGGCAAGGCCCCTGACGGCGGGATATCCAACAACTACCGCGACGGGATCAGCGAGCGCGGGCTGTCTCTCGCCAAGATCGACGGAGCGGAAGAGGTCGGGTCGGTGGTTTGGTTTGAGGGGCGCGAGGAGCACCGGTACACCGGAATCCTCCTCCCCTACAAGGGAAGCGACGGGGAAGCGCTTATACTGGCGGAAGGAGTTGACAACCTTGACTAATATCACCGTCAAACAAGCCGCCGCCCTTCTGGGGGTAACACCCCAGAGGGTGCGGGCCTTGATACAGGCGGGTTTTTTGGAGGCGGAAAAATTTGGGCGGGACTGGCAGGTAGACGCGGGGAGCGTGGAAAGGAGACGGAAGGCCATGGAACAAAAAAAGAGGGAGCCTTAACCGGCTCCCTCTTCGTTTTTGCCCTCTATCTCGCGTCCAGTTGAACGACTTCTCGCCGAGGGGTCACTTTATACCCTGACGGTCAAAACGAATCAACCTGGGGCATTCTGTGGGCATGTTTTACCACACCCGCCACACCAGCCCTGCGCCCAGGACGAAATCCCCCTCGCCCCGGGAATCGAACCCGTACCCTGCGAAAATTCCGAAGCCGGGGGCTCTTGCCTTCCTGATTTCTCGCTTCCACCCGGCCCGCTCAGTCTCGAGGCTTTTCTCCAGGGCGGCGAACCGCTGCTCCATTTTCTCCTGGAACGCCCGGTTCTCGTCCCGGGCATCCTCGAAGGCCTTCCGCCACGCGTCCCGCTCCTCGCGGTACGTCCGGAGAGCCTGCAGGGTATCCCCCCCGTCCTGCTCCGATCCCCAATACCCCGGCTCAGTCGCCATCCACCCCGCCGGGATGTATGTCCAGGCCGCGGAAGCGGGAGAGCTCATCATTGAGGCCAGCAGCCACGCTGTCAGGAGGCAAAGCTTGCACGCTGCGCTTGTTCGTCTCACGGATCGAGGTCACCTCCTTCCGGACCTGCTCGGCGAGCTGGTCAACCCGTTTTGTCCACTCCTCGAGATCCTGCCGCCCCCCGGATATCGCGGAGTCCGTCAGGGCGGCTTCCGGAGGTTCTGGCACGTGCCACCACCAGGCGAGGATTCCGCCGGCGAGGAGAGCTCCCCCGCAGATAATGACAAGCCAGCGGTATTTTTTCCACTTGCGCTTATTCCACATGCGGCTGTACCAACTCCTTTCACCGCCTCGGTCGTTGATGAGGCGTAATAGGCCGCGATGGTCAGGCCGCCAAACCATTCCAGCAGCCGGGAAATGTTCTGCGGGAGGTCCTGCCCCCGCCAGAGAGCCACCGCCACCGATCCGCCCACCAGCCCCGCGGCGAACATGGCCAGCGGCTTCCTGAGCGGCCATTGGGCGACGTTCATTTTCCGCCAGCTCTCTTCGCAACCGCATCCATCAGCAGATCGATGGTCTTCCCCCCGCCATAGCCCGCCATGGCAACCGCCGCGGCGGAGATCCACGCCCCCACGCCCAGGCCGTTGCAGATGCACTGGACCACGATCCCGGCAAAGGCCGCCACCGCCATGCCGCTCAAAAATTCGCCCCACGAGAACGGCTCCGAGCGGTGTTCCCTCAAATATTTGACCAGGCTTCCCGTGATGGCGATGAGCGCCGCCGGGAGGAGTGCTTTGACGATATCCCAGGCCCTTGCCAGATCGTCCACTTGTCTGCCACCCCCTATTTTGCCTTCCATGCCCCGACCCCCGCAGCGATAGCCGCCGCCATGCGGTCCTGGTTGATTTTATCGTTCAGCCATTTTTCCCACTCCGGGTGGCTAATAAACTGGAGCTCGAGCAGCGCCGCGGGCATGGACGTTTTCCGGAGCACCGCGAACCCGGATTCCTTGTCCGCGTCGCCGTCGCTCCAGTCCGCCCGGATCGTCATAAAGGGGAACTCCAGGGACCATGCCGTGGAGATCCTGGACGAGAGCGCGTCAGCTCGGGTCTGGCCGCGAGAGGTCCAGACCTCAAAACCATGAGCCGCCCGCGAAACAGCTGCGTTGCAGTGGATCGAGATGAACGCGTCAGCCTTCCGCGAGTTCGCCACGTCCGCCCGGGCTGCCAGGCTCACAAACGTGTCTCCGTCCCGTGTGAGGACGATCTCGTGCCCCTGCCCCACCAGGAGCGCTCCCAGGCGGCCGCTCACCGCCAGGGTGATGTCCTTCTCCCGGGTGCCGGCCGGACCGATGGCCCCGGGATCAGATCCCCCATGCCCTGGGTCGATGACCAGTTTCATTTCACCGCCTCCTTCAATGCGTTCGCCACCATTCCCCTCTGCCACATCTCGAGGGAGCCCCGGTCAAGGGCCAGACTGAACGCCAGCCGCAGCCGCCCATGCCACCCTGCGCCCAGCAGCTCAGGGGCAAATTTCACCGCCATTTTCAGCAGTTTTCCGAAATACCCCGGATCGGTCGCCCAGCTCCCCCACCTCCCCCGGTAGAGCCCGGCGAAATAGCCCGGCCAGCTGTCCGAGGACTCCCATGAGTACGGGTAATCTAAGCGGATTTTCGCGGCGTAGTCCGTCAGAAATTCATCCGCCGAGCCGTAGGCCCGAAACACGCTCTCCCGCTCCGTCCATTGTCCGCCAGCGAATTCCCGGGACACGACCCGGTAGACCGGTTTCCCGGCCCGTATCCATGAGGCCGGGGCCTTGATGCCGGCCCCGTTTTTCGCATCCTCCCACAGGCGGCTGTTCCAGTACCCCGTCTCCAGTGCGCTCTGGCACACGGCCCCGAAGGCGTTGATGCCCCTGCCCTGGGCGAGGGAGTAGAGCCGTTGCGCGTCCATCCCCCGGATCACCTCCTCCACAAAAAGCGCATGGCCGCCACCAGGGCGGCCAATGCCAGGACAAAATAGAGCGCCAGCCAGGCCGCGCAGCTCATGCCGTGGTCCCCGTCGCGTCCACCCAGCCGGAGCCGTCGTACCAGACGGGCATTCCGAGCGTGGTGTCAAAATACATGGTGCCCGTGGCAGGTGCCGCCGGGCGGCTCGCCGTGTCCCCGGAGAGGAGGGCGACCGCTCCGGTCTCCGCAGCCGTCACGCCGTGGGGGTTGCCGGACGTGGTGTCCGCATGATCCTCCCATTTTTTCCCCTGGGCGTTGCTCAGATGTTTTGTCGTGGCCGTGTCCGTGTCCGTAGGGTCAAGAATTTTCCCCACATGGGTGGTGTTCAGGTCGTCATCCCGGGCCTTGAGCTCGGTATCAATTTTGTCGATGTTCCAGTTGAGGTCCGTGTCCCAGTTCAAGTCACCCGCGTCGTGTTTCCTCAGGCTGTAATTCGTCGTTGTCGTCAGCGCCATTGTTTACCTCCTCCCTCTGGGCCTGCATGGCCGCCAGTTCAGCCGCCACCATGCGCTCCGTCTCCTCCCTGCGCCGGGTCAGCTCCTCGTCCAGCCGGGCACGCTCAGCCTCCAGCTGCTCGTATGCCGCCCGCTCCCGCTCCAAAAAATCAGCGTGCAGCCGCTCCATGGTCTCGATCTCGGCGACTGTTCTCGCTTGCGCCGCCTCCCGCTCGTCCGCGATCCGGGCGAGCACGTCCTCCTCCATGGCGAGACTCCCCCGGCGGATCTGCGACAGCGCCGCCTCCACCGTCCCGGCGTAATCCCGGGCGGGGGGCAGCAGGAACACGTTCGCCCGGTTGCACCCGCAGGCCGTCTGCAGGGCGACGTTCACCCGGTCAAACGTTCCGTCGTTCGCCCACCGCTGGATCACGTAGTGCTCACCCTGCCCGAGGAGGTCCAGACAGGCGGCGAGGATCGCCTCCCGCTGATGGTCGGTCGCGAGGGCCAGCCCGCCGAAATAGGTCAGGTGCGCCAGGAGCGGCAACGGTCCCTCGTTGAAAACCGTGGTCTGCCCGGGCGTGCCGCCCAGGACCTCCAGATACCGCATGGTCGCATCGTAGGCCTGATCCATGCGCCCCTCCCACAGCCGGCCCCGGAAAATCCGGTCAAGCCCGTGCCCAAAAACGGGCCGGAATATCCCCTCGGAGGGATCGAGGCAGGGGACCACCCCCTTCACCTCGCCCGCCAGCCGCCGGGCGATCTCCGCCTTTCCAGTGCGGCATGCGCCGCTCAAGTAGATATTCATGGGTTTATCCTCCATAGGGCTGCCAGCCGTAGCCGCCCCGCCCGTATCCCGGCAGGGTGGATTCCTGCCCCACCACGTAGACCTGTTTCAGCGGGGCTCCGGTCAAGGGCGTTTCCTGCCCGTTCCGAGTGATCGAAGTCTTGTACCAGACATAGCTCCACGTCTCCGTCTCGTTGTAGTTGAGCGTCTGTGATGCCTGCCCCTCCGGCTGGATCTCAGAGAGGAGGCTGTATGACCGCCCGTTGTATGACCGGTAGACCTTTACGGTCTCCGCCTCCGCCGGAATCCCGGAGAGGGTCACCGTCTGCCGGGCGACCCCCGAGGGGAGCTGCTGCGTGGCCACGGAGGACACGGACACCGTCCCGCCCGTGGCGTGGATCTGCGCTATGGGAGCCGAGACGGGCGTGGGAGTCTCGAGGTACACGTCCGGGTAGTCCGCCGTATAGTCCGGGGGCGCATAGGCCGCCCGCATGTACTGGATGGCCTTCGCCCGGTACCGCCCGGGCTCTGACTCGTCGAAACCGACGAGCATCCATTCCCGCCCGTCGAGGTACGGGTCATCGTCGCTGGTGGTTTTGATCACGCTCCCGGGACTCAAGTCCCACAGCATCGGCTTCATGTCGAACTCCAGCCACTTGCTTGCCTGCGACCATAGGGCGTGATACCAGCCCAGTTCCCACGCCTTCGACTGGCTCTTCACGCCATACAATTCAATGACCTTTTCGTTGACCACGCCCGCCTTGTTCTGGAGCTCGATGTCCTCCAGTAGGAGGTCCTGCACCGTGTCGTCTACCATGTCGTCGAGGTATTTGATGCTGAATCGGTTCGGAATGTTCTGCAGCGACGTGTCCCCGTAGTTCACCCCGTCCGCCATGGTGTCGAGGTCCACCACCCGGACGGATTCCGCCGGAACCGCCTCGTCAAAAATACAGCTTATTTTCCCGCCGTACTCGCCCAGGAGCAGCCGCCCGGCCGCTAACATGTCCTTGATCGCCGTCTCGTAGGAGCCGGTCGCACAGTATGCCCGGTCGAAGCGGTACCCATACTCGTCGCACTTCGCGGCCGACTCCGTAAAACTGACATCATCGATGTACAGCCCCTCGATTCCGAGGCTGACCTCCATGTTCGTTAACAACCAGTAGAGCGCCTCCGCCGGATTGCTCGGCCCGCCCGTCACCGCGCCGTGGACCTGCGGCCGGGTCAGGGAGCCGTCCCCGTCCTGGACGCGGATCAGGACCATGGCCGTGCCGTAGCTGTTGATTGTCTCGCTCTGGAGCACGCTATCCTCAAGCTCCACGGAGTCGAAGTACAATTTCCCCTCCGCCGTTGAGGAGGTCAATTCCACGATCACTTTGAACGTGCCCTTGTACGGCAGGGTCACGGAATGCACCGTTTCCAGCGTTCCGCCGACCTCTACGTTTTCCGTGCTTTTGCCGTTCTCCACCTCCTGCGTTAAGTGGAAATACTGCTCGCCGTTGAACACCTCGATCTCCGGCGAGCCGGAGACCTCCGAGGTGTAAAACACCCGTTCCCGCCAGACCTGTGTCGTGCCACCGGCCTCGAACTGGTGAATGCACCTGATTTTCAGCACCACGCCGTTCCCGCCCACGTTGTTCCGGGTGCACTGGATGGCGTAGGACTCCGCCGAACTCTCCACGTCCACGGGCCGGACGAACACATGTTTGCCCGAGGAGCTCCAGTAAATATTCAGCCCCCGGCCCGATTCGTAAAACCGCGCCCAGTCATGGTCCCGGTCGTAGATGTTGCTGTCCGTGGTATATCTTGGGAAATTCGCCAGCGGAATGTCGTTCAGCCAGATCGTTCCGAGGCTGGTCACGTACCCGTCGAGCAAGGTCGACCACTGCTCACAGACCGCGCACACCAGCCACATGTCCCGGTACTGGTCGCCCTCAAGCCGGTAATGGATCAGCGGCATAGGCGTCCGCACCGTGCCGAACACAAGGGGCACCGGAGTCTGCGAGCTCGTGGGGTGCGCCCACGGACCGCCGCCCAGCCCCGGATCGCTCATCGCGTCCGTCTTCGGCTGGCTCACTGACGGGTCTTTATACGTCAGCCAGGCGTAGAGCGCCGCGCCGAAAAACAGCCAGCCCAGCAGCCCGGAAAACAGTCCTCCTATGGGCACATCATCACCCCCTTGAAATACGGCAGATAGCGATCCGCCAGCGCCTCGACGATGGTCAGCACCCCGGCATGGATCAAAAATCCGCCGTCCGTGAAAATCCCCAGATGGTCGTGGCCGTGAATGCGGAAGGCCCCGAGCGCACCGGCGCAAGGGGCCTTGTCAGTCAGTCTCCATCCCGTGGCGGTCGTGAGGTCCGCCAAGGTCTTTCCCTGCCACCCGGGAGGGATGGACTCCTCCCACCCGTAGGCGTAGGCCGCCAGGTGGAGGCATGTCTCCCCGGGCCGCCACTCCGCCCTGGATATGGGACGGCCCACCCACGACCGCGCCCGGGCAACCACTTCCGCCGGAGAGTACGGCGATATAAAGGGCATCATTTCCACATCACCCGCCGCTGTCGAGCCGCTACCCATGGGAACCCGCCGAACTGGTTAAGATTTCCGAGCGAGGTACAGAATGCCCGCGTCTTGAGGCACCGCCCTTCCTCGCCCAGGTACCGGCACCGCGAGCCCTTGAACACATGAGAACAGCCCATATTCATCAATCGTTTCGGGAACTGCGCTCCCACATCGATCAGGGTTTTCGATACGGAAAACGCTATACCCTGCTTCCCCGGCACATAGCTCCAGTCCTGAATGTAGCCGTCGAGCAGAACGATGTCAGCCCCCGCCTCGTCCAGATGGTCCGGGAACACCCGCCGCAGGATGCACCGCGAACCCCGGAAATCCGTCCCGGCGGCCAGCATCCCCCGGATCAGATTGTCCTGCGTCTCGGGGAGGGTGATTTTCGTGGTTTTGCTGATGTTGCTCAACTCCGCACGAATGCCCTCCCGGGCAAAGGGGTAGGGGATAAAATTCTGTGAAACATAGTTATACACAATCGCGGCAGAGTTTTCGACAGGGAGGGTGCCTACCCCCTCTGTGGCCGATGCTCCGGTTTCGTACAGGTAGTTCGTTCCACCTCCGCTGACTGCAGTCAAAATGTTCCCCGTCGACCGGATCTCCTGAATTCCGCCGGGGACCTCGCCATAATCAATTTCATACACGTTGCCCGCAACGTCAATGACAAAATGTTCCTGTTCCCGTCCCGCGGACACAAACCGATCATAGGAAATCTCATTGTCTGCCACATCCGACAGTGCCCACAATTCGTCGGTCTCCGGATTGACAATAAGCTGCCTCGGAACAAAATCGAGAGAATACAAATTGCTGAACACTCCAGGATTACTATATGTTGTGGTGTCAACCCCTAGAAAACCAATTACGTTACGATTGCCGGCAATCGCCCATATTTTTGTGTTTGCATTCGTCGTTGGCATTCCTACAAAATACCGGGGAGGAATAGAGGCATAGAGTTCCGCGTCGGTCATATATCGGCGTGCCAGCGCAACGCTCGAATCAACGACTTCCCTTATCGTTCCGCTTCCCATCGTCGACTTAAAGGCCGCGAGCGACATCATTCCCTGATCTGCCCGTCCATTTGACACGGCAAATAAATCACCGTCATCAACCAGATGGTGGCAAAAATATCCAGGAGCGACCCATTTCCCCACAAACGTGTCCCCGGAATTATAAGATATCGCCCCGTTTCTGTACGTAACTATATCGTGGGATATACGATCCACGACAATTACCGTTCGGGTGGTCGCGGAAGAGCTCTGTAGTGAAATCATGTAATAATAATTATCATCCATTATCACGAGGTCTGGAGGATCACAGGCCACGTTAAACTGGATTCGGTCTGTTGATGACGAGTTCCCGGAAACACTCTTGAATGTTGGCAGCGACGCCAAAACAGCGGCTGCGTCAGATGCAGCATTTAACGTAGTAAAGGACATGGAGAAATATGATAACAACTTATACGTGCTCCCGTTGTGGTACCCCTGTGAAAAAAATACATGCTCTTCACCGAGCCGCTGGATTCTGGAGCTGTAAAAATCGGTTGCCGGATATCCCACCGAAGTTCGGATGAGGGTCGTGCCCATCGCGCTGACTGTAGCAGGGAACACGCTGGTCGTTCCGCCCACGTCGAGACACCACTTATAGACTCCCGCAGCTGTGAAGCATACCAGCCACCGGCCGGTCCCAAATTGAAAGTACCCAATGCCGTATGTGTCGTACCCAAAAATCACCCAATACTCACAGGAGGAGTCCCGGTATATTAATTTTGCTTCCACTTTGTCAATGGCAATCGTGGATAGGTTGCCCAAGGCTGCCCCCGCGTCACCAGATGTCTCCTGGGTAATAGCCATGGTCGACAGGTCGATTACATAGCGATACAGAGTATTTCCGACACAACCAATTACCGCGCTGGTATTTTCACCCAGATATCCATTACCCAAAATCTTGAGGTTTGCAGGGTACGTATACCCAACCGATGTCCCTATTGCCCCCCTATCTGTCCGTTCTGTCCCGACCACAAGAAATTCGCCGCTATTGGGGATACTCAGCGTCCCGATGCTCCGGTATTTTATCGTATGCTGGCTGGTTAAAAACGACGGGAGGGCGTGCTCCACGCCCCAGCTCTCGCTTTCCAGCACATACGAACAAATGCCGGTCGTGGAGCTTCGCCACATTATCCCAACAGAGCCATGCCACCGGGAATAGAACAAACCAGCCGGACCGACATTGTTTGTGGTCGCCACTGTGATTTGCACGGCATTCGCGGAAATGGATTCCAGGTTGCTCTTTACAGTTGTTATGGCCTCGTCTAAAAACAGCGAAAACGTGTCCACCCACAGGTTGCCTGAGGCATCCCGATAGACCTTGTAAACTGTGTCTGGCGCATGCGAAAAGCATTGAACGTCCAACAATTTCCGATACAACGCCGCAGACGCGGCGCTGATGTTGTAAGTAACGGCTCCGTCTGCCGGAGAGAAAACTATCCCGGTATACATGTTGCCGGTGGCATTAGTCGTTTGATACGCATTGACAAACCGGGCGTTGACAGCATCCCAAAACGAGCACAATTCAATGGTGGGGCTAACAATATCTGATGTATAAGTGCTCCCCCGCAAAATGGCCCGATGGTTGAACGTGTTATTCAGCCTTACGGCAGAATGTATTTGATATGTCGTGGTGTACGGGTATGTCACCGTACCGATGATATTTGCTGTCTCTCCATCCAGAGAGCAAAACACCCCCATTGGAGGCTGTGCGTCTACCGGAGGGGTTTTATCGGCCTGTTTCGACTGGTGCAAAAGGGGGAGGCTGCGCACCGAAAAATCACTCAGCAGCAGCTTCCCACCAACCACCACAGGATCAGCGGCGGCACGGTAGTTGAATTTAGTTACATCCGTCACATCCGCCGCATTGATCAGCCTCCACCACTCCTCGCCCACCTGGATTTCCAGCGTCTCGGCGACTTTCACGCCCGATTTGCCCAGATCGAGGGCAACGGCATCACTCAGGAAATCAGCATTATTCATAGCCATGGTCTATGCCTCCGGTTCCGTGACTTCAAGGGTATGGGCCTGCCGGAGCACGAACGAACAGCTCCAGTAGGCAGGGGCGATCTGCTCGAAGGCGAGTTTCGCCGAGTCGAACCGCACGTAATAGGTTGTACTGTCAGCAGGGTTCACCCATTTGAACGGTATCGCCCGGCCCTGAACGGCGACCCAGTGCGTCTGGAGTGTGGTCACCTGCGCGCTCGTCAGGGCGGGGACCTGGATGCTGAAGCGCTTTTCGAGGAACGCGTCGTAGTGCAAAAACTGCGACAGCCGGGACGGTGAGGTGAACTCCTCCACGCTGTCCTCCTGGGTCACCTCCACCACCGAGTGGGCTGGGAGTGAAATCGTTGATAGGCTCGTTGAAAGGTATTGCGTTATTGCCGGTACAGCCACTCCCTACACCCCCCCGAATGCCAGGCTGGTCCGCTCGGACCGCGCCCGGAGCACGTGATTGGTCACGATCTGCGACCCCGGATATTTCGCCATCGCCTCATAGGTCACCTGTTCCAAATCGTTCCTGTCGAGGACGTTGATTATCACGGGAGGCCCCATGGAACCCTCGGCGCTCACGCCGAGCCGCCCGTCAGAACCTCTTTCCAGCGGCATGACCGCTTCCGGGCCGGCCTCGCCCATGAGCCCCATTCCGTGAGCCATGGGAAAAATGGTGGGCCGGTCCACGATGCCGCCACGGGCGAAGGGGACCACGTTTCCGCCGGAGAACACACCGCCGTCGGAAAATCCCAGCGCCGCCTGGATCGGGCCGAAAACATATTTCAGCAGCAGCGCCTTAATATATGCATACATTATGTCCTGCGCCAGTTTCTGCATGGCTGCCCCCAGGTCGTCGCCGTACACGATCGCCGAGGCGAACGCCCCGGAAAGCTCGTCGGCCACGCCGGCGAGCTTGTCTTTGAGCGCCTGCTCCGCCTCGCGGATCATGACCTCTATCGATTTCGTGGCCATCTGGACGCTCCGGTCGAACGCCTTAATTTCGCCGTCCAGCATCTTGACCACGAGAGGGAATTCAGCGAACTCGTTTTTCAGCCCCTCCAGCGCGGACCGATACTGTTCTACGCCGATGGAACCGGTCTCGAACTGCAACTGCAGAGCATCAATGATCTCCCTCGCCTCGTCGCCCTGGAGGTTCTGAATCGAGGCAAACAGTTCCTTCATGGGTTCGGTCCAGTTCTCGACGATCCCGGGGTCTGCAATCTGCGCATTCAGGCCCGCGAAAACGTCCGTCAGGTGTTCCAGGTATTCCGCGTCCCCGAGCAGCCCCATGGAGTTCTGCCAGGAGAGATTGTCCATCATGGACCGCAGGTCCTCGATGGCCTTCATGTCCTGCTCCGCCTGTTTCTGAACCGCTTCCTCCGCTTTCGCCGTCGCGTCGGTGGTGATCTGCTTTTCGAGGTCGACGATAGTTTTCCAGTCGTCGGAGAGCGGTTTCAGCTTCGCCTTCCACTCATCGAGCACGGGCAAAAATGCCGCCCCGTCCGCGTTGAGGTATTCGATCTGGTCCCGGATGTTCTGGACCAGCGTCTCGGCGGCGGATTTGCCCTTGGATTTCCCGCCCGCGGCTGCACCGCCGCCGCCCTTGAACGCGTCGAGGATCTTCTGCGTCTCCGCAGAGACCTTCGCCTCTTCGCGCACCATTCCGAGCTCCGTGGGACTGTACCCACCCTTGCCGGACTGCCGGGAGACGGCGGCCTTGTCGTAGGCCTCCATAGCCCTTGCCCGGGCGAGGGCATCCTGCTCCGCCCGGAGGTCGGCAACCTCCTTGCTCCGGCCCGATTCGTTCAGCCCGAGCCCCCGGCGCTCGGAGAGGGTTTCTATGCCCTTTGCGCTCCAGTCGGCGCTTGCGAGGACGGCCAGAGCGGCCGCGGCCCCGCTGAAAACGGCCGCGTTCGCCGAGAGAAAAATGGCGAGGTTGCGCAGGGATTTAAGCGTCTCGGCCGCCCCGGATGTTATTTTAGAAAATATCAGGATCATGGGGCCGGCCGCTGCTGCGACAAGTCCCCAGTTGACGATGTTCGTTTTCATCTCCGGCGACAGCTCGGAGAAGGCTTTCGTCACGTCCGCAAGCCGGTTCGCCGCCACCATGAGCGACGGGGTTAAAGTATTCCCTATCTCCCTGCCCGTGGCGGATATTTGATTCCGGAGGATGGCCAGCCGTTTTTCCGTGGTCTGGTAGAAAATGGCGGTCTTTTCCTGCAGCTCGTTATTTTCCCGCCACGCCTTACTGCCGAGCTCGACTGCGTTTGTAAACACGTTACTCGCGCCCGTCGCCCTCAGAACGGCATCCCGGAGACGGATCTCTGTGATACCCATTTTGTCGAGGACTTCGATGGCGGTCATGCCCGTGCCATTGAGGCTGGCGAGCCCCTGAATGAACTTGATGATCGCGCCCGCCGCGTCCCGCTCGAACAGCGCGGTAAATTCCTGTACGCTCATCCCGGCCACGGTGGCAAAATCCCTGACCGCATCGCCGCCCTTGACGGTGGCAAGTTTCATCTCGATCATGAGTTTTGAAAACGCGGTGCCGCCAGCCTGTGCCTCGATGCCGACGGACGAGAGAGCGCCGCCGAGCGCCATGATCTGCGCCTCGGTCATCCCCACCTGTTTGCCAGCGCCGGCGAGCCGGAGGCCCATTTCAACAACTTCTTTTTCAGTGGTGGCAAGGCTGTTGCCCAGGGCAACGACAGTAGAACCGAGCCGGTCAAAGTCCTTCTGGCTCATCTGGGTGATGTTCGCAAACCGCGCGAGCGCGTCTGCCGCCTCGTCGGCGGACATGTTGCTCGTCTCGCCGAGCTGGATCATAGCCTTGGTGAAGCCCAAAATATTCTGGCGCTGGATGCCGAGCTGGCCGGCGGATGCCGCCACACGGGCGATTTCCTCAGCGGCAGTCGGCATGGTCTTCGACATCTCGACGATGCCCGTTTCCATCGCCTTCAGTTCGGCCTCCGTTCCGCCGACGGATTTTTTCACCTTGGCAAAGGCAGACTCGAATTTCACGGCCTCGCGGACGGCGAGCGCTCCGAGTCCGACGAGGGGGGCGGTGACGTTGCGGGTCATGGACGTTCCGAACCGCTGGGCGTTCGCGCTCAGCTTGCCGAGCTTGTACTCCACCCGCTTCAGCCCGCGCTCGAGTTCAGTCACGTCAGCGCCGAACACGTATCTAATCTTTTTCTTCGCCACTCTTATCCCCCCTCCTGGACCTGACTTTATTTTTCAGATGTTCGTGGTATTCGCCCTTGCTCATAATCTGCCCATCCACCCAGTACCCGGCGAGGTCGTTTGTCCGGACGGGGTGCTTCAGCCGGCCGCAGGCGTTCATTATCCAGGCCGCCTGCTGCGCCCGTTTCTGCGATTCCAGGTACTCCGAGTAGCGCCAGGCGTAGATCAGATCATCCAGCTCGCCCCAGGTGATCCACCATAGGTCATCGTGCGAGAGCCGCAGGGGACCGAGAGCGAGGAGCACCATTTCCCGCCCCGCACGCTCCCAGTCCCCCGCCGTCAGTTTTTTCCCTTCTCCTCCGCGGCCGCGTCAGGCAGCCCGAACACCCGCTTGAACGATGCAAGGAATTTCGGGACAGCCTCACCCAGCGCGTCGATGTACAGTTTCTCCTCGGAGTCTAGGAGATCCCCCACTTCGTCGACGGTCAGGGCGCGGTTGTTCCAGAGCATGCCGGCCCAGATGATGGATACTCCGAGTTCCATGTCCCGCCCGTCGAATCCTCCTGTGAGGATGTCCGCAGGCGATCTCCCTATTTTCTCCTGCAGTGCCCGCAGGGCGTTCACGCCGTATTTCAGTTCACCGATTTTCTCTTTTAAACTCATACCGGATTCAACTCCAGTTCCCCATCGCCCTGGATGGATATTGATACGCCCACCGCGTCCTCGGTTGCGCCCGAAGGCGACCAGTTGGTGATATGCCCCGTACCGACGTACTCCGCCAGTTCATCGCGGAGAGTCACTGCCGGATCTGTCGCCCCGGTGAGGGATGCGACTCCGAGAGTGAGTTCCGCCTCCACCCCCGTGGGGAATGAAATGACAAAATCCGCTCCGTTCGCCACCACAAGAATTCCGGTGTCGTCGTAGGCCGTCCGCAGTGCGGTCTGGATGGCTGCCGCCGTGGCGTTGTACGGAAGAGCGTCGGTAACGATCGTGTCACCGTCGCCCAGGGTGAACGTACCGCCCGTCGCGCCGCCCAGGTCAAGGTCGTAGATTTCGTCCGCGCCGAAGGGCAAAAATGTGAATTCCATGGGGTTTCCCGCAAGGGCCCGGTTCAGCAGTTCCTCCTGCCCGGGGTCTGCCGGGTCGTAAAAAAGTTCCATGGTCCCCGACCAGCCCGCCTGCCCCACGATGAAGTTTTTCCACGTGGAGGCGAGAGTTGAAACGTCAATGGTTCCGAGGGCGGTCTCAATCGAGAACGATCTAACCTCCCCCAGCGGCACCGCCACCCCCGCCACATCGATGCGGAGAATGGCTTTTTTTGCAGCTATCGCGCTCATGCCGTCACCGCCTTAGGATGCGTCGGCGTTCAGCGCGAGCTCGCCTGTGCCCTGGAACGAGATAGACAGCCCCACCGCGTCTTCCGTCGCGCCGGAGATCCCCATGGACGTGATGTACGCCGTTCCAACAAGTTCCGTTTTTCCAGCTCCAGCCCCGAGGGGCTGCACCGTGATGGTGCAGAGCGTCCCGGCCCGTGCTTTGCTCACAAGGTCAGCCTGTGCCGCGTCCGTCGGGTCGTAAAAACATTCCAACGATCCGGACCATCCTGACTGCCCGACCAGGTAGTTTTTCCACGTGGTGCTGAGCACGGACGCGTCGATGGTTCCGAGCGCCGTCTCAATAGAGTAGCTCCGGACCTCCCCCAGCGCCGTGGGGGTCGCGCCCACCGTCAGTTTTAGAACGCTGTACTTCGCAGCAGTTGCGCTCATTCGATTCCCTCCTCCAAAAAAAAGGCCCCTCGCATGGAGGGGCTTATCTGTCGTATCCCTTGATTGTCAGTACGCCGTGATACCAGCCGGACGGGTCTTTCAGGACCGTCAGTTCCTCGTAAAACCAGCCGGGCGGGAGCGCCGCCCGCACGAGGTCGGCGATTTCCAAAACCTCCTTCCTTCCCTGGTAGCTGCTCCATAGATCGAGATCGTAGTACCAGGTGCGTTCCGTCTCGTCGATGATCCTGCCGCGGAGGGACTGCTGGTACCCGAGGGCGATGTACGGCCCCGCCGTGCCCTCCGGCACCACGTCATACACGCCCTTGATTTTCGCCATGAGGGCGGCATTCCCTGTCAGGGCGGTGTAGACGGCCTGCGCCGCTGATAGATGGCTCATCCCTCCACCCCCTTCCGAAGCGCCTCATACAGTACGGCGGTCAGCCTCGCCTCCGTTTCCTGCTCATGGGCGAGGCCGGATGGGTACAGAAATGGCTGCGCGGCCATTTTGTGCGTGCCGAACTCGACGAACACCGCGTAGTACGCGTCGTTTCCGCCCACCTGTCCGCCTGCGGATACGGAGCCCGTCAGGGTCTTTTTGCTCGCGGAGGACTTGATTGAGGCGAGCAGCGCCATGGTCCCGCCGATGGGGACCCGCCCCTGCGCGTCGTATTTGATTTTTTCCGTCTGTTCCTTAATGACCTTGTACGCGTCTTTCTGCACGTCCGCCTTCGCCTTCCGCAGATCCCGGATCAGCTCGGACGTGTTTTTCACATTGACGGTGATCATGGCAGTTCCACCGCACAGTCGATGTCAATCCACTCGCGCCCCTCCGGGCGGATCGCCTTGACGATCAATCTGAATCCGCGCCAGAGCACCACGTCATTGATCTGCACCGTCATGGTGGTGCTTGACTGCCGTATCCGGACAATGTGCGTCCGGATCTCCGCGTCCGCCCCGGCGAGTATCCCGTCCTTGGAGGCAGGCACCCGAACCCCGGCCCAGACAGTGGCGACCGTCTGGTCAGTTACCGTCCAGCCGCCCATTCCGTCAGTGGTGCGCTTCTCCCGCTTGATGTCGATCCTGTCGCAGAGCTCGCCGATACGGCTCATACCGTCGCCTCCCGGTACGGGGCGAGCAGTTGTTTAACCCCCCACGGGATGGTCTGTATGGCGTATTTCGTGTCGGCGGCCGCTTCCCGCTGTTCGTACCATTCTCCGATCAGCAGGAGCATGGCCTGTTTTATCGCCTGCGGGATGTTCGCGTCGTAGTCCGTTTCCTCCGTGTCCGGATCGTCGCCCTCCCCGGGGATAACGGTCACCACCGGCTCGTACCCTGTGGTGAAGGTGATCTCGATGGCTCCCGGCCCCCGGAGGCGTGCCGTCGGCCAGGATTCAAACGGCTCGAGACAGAGTTCACCGCCGGGCGAGAGGTAGTAGAGATCCTCGCTCACGGTATGCTCTGCACCATCGCTGTCCGTGTATTTCACAGAGTCGATTGACTGTACCGGGCCGCAGGGGAGGCGGAAGGGGGAGTATGGCCACGAGGAGAGGTAGACGGCCCGGGTCTGCTGGACGAGGCTCCCGACGAGGTAGTTTTCAACGTGCTCCCTGGCCGCGACGATCAGGGCGGAGATGAGCGCGTCATCCGCGGAGTGGTCTACCCTCAGATGGAGCTTCGCCTCCGCCGTCGAGAGAGGCTCAGCCGCCGGAGGGGTGATTACTTTCAGCTCCATCGGTTGTCACCTCACTTTTTCCGGGGCTTTGCTTTTGCCTTGACGGCTTTCTCCGCAGGAGGTTCCACTGCAGCCGTTTCCACCACCGGAGCCACCACAGGCGGCGGTGCAGGTTTCGCCTTTTCGAGAGCCATGGCGTAACCTCCGGATACCAGCCCGGCAGCCACATTGAGAGGCAGGTCAATTTCAACACCTGCGTCGGCCTTCCAGTCAGGCCCGGCGGCGCGTGTCAGCATTTTCACTCTCACAACACCACCCCCTCGATAAGGAATTCAAACGTCCCGGCCCCGGCGTTGCCGCCGTTGGCCACGGTGATTTTGATCCGTTCGTCACATACGGGAATCGGCGCGTAGGAACCAGTCACGTCCGCGCCCGTGTTGTCCTGCGCCGGGACCATCGGATAAATAACGGCGCTCGCCGCAAGGTCGTCCTTGTCCCAGACAACCACCGCGCCTTTGTCCGTCACGATGTCAATGTCCGAGTTGTTGTCCAGCCCGCCTGTTGCGGGTTTGATGTACCGGACAGACCGGACCATCCCGTTGAGCGCGGGGGTATAGGCGGTCGCGTCTCCGTCTGCATCCGTCACGACGGCGACGGATATCCGTGTCAGTCTCATGCCGCCGCCTCCCTAGCTGCTCTTGAGGATTCCCACGTCCTCCAGGGCTTTGAGGATGGCGTTGATTGCGGTTTTTGCCGCGTTGAGGTCGGTCACGATAGTGGCCGCCTGTGCCGCCGTCATGTCCGTGCCGGTGTCCACCCCTGTGAGGGTCGCGGTGACCGCCACGTCGGCGATGTGGTTAGCCTGCGTGCCCTCCTTGGTGATCTTTCCGCCGACAACGCTGATTTCCCCGCCGTTGACGAGTTTTTCACCGCCCTGCTCCATGTACACTTTCGCGTTGTAATCGCTCATGCTGCTGTCATCTCCTTGTCAGAAAGTAAAAAAAAGAGGGGCTTAGAGCCCCTCTTCTCATGCCGTGCCGGCGACCGGCGAAACGTGCGTTTCCTCGTCGAGGTCGGCGGCCGCGGAGGTTACCGGCCCCTGCCGGGCCTTGAACAGGATCGCCCACACGGGGCCGGTGGCGGTGCTCGATCCTCTGGTGATTTTTGCCGCCACGTACCGTTTGAGCGGGCGCACGAGACCAAGCTTGAAATATGTTTTGTTGCTGGCAACCTTCGTCCCCTTCAAATCCGCAAGAGTCGCGCCGTTGGCGGCGCTGTCCTCCTGGAGATTTACAAAATTGAGCGCGTTTTTCGTGGTGATGGAGCCGATAAACACAACCTCCCGGTATCCGGCCATGTCCACCACGTCGGTGGTGATGGCATCGGTTCCGGCATCCTGAGCCGCTTTGACCATCAACACCTTGCAGTTTTCGCTGAGGTTCACGGGATCACCCCCTTCTATCCGAGCTTGACGCGGACGAACGACTCGGCGAGGACGGGAGCGCCGTCGGCGTACATGCGGCCGTAAAATCCGATTTCGTTTGTATCTGCGTACTTTTCAATGAGCCGCTGAAGCTCAAGCCCCCGAAGTTCTGCAATCCAGTAATTCGACCAGTTGCAGAGTGCTCCGACGTACAGCGCCGTGGTGAACGTGTTCGGCACATACTCAGACTCGTCAACGGGAAGCCCCAGCAGGGTAGAGGGCTCGCCCTCGATGAGACCAGGTTTCCACAGGTACTGCCCCTCG